ACTTCATACCAAATATGGAGATGAGCATAAATTCTTAAAAGCTTATGGATATCCTAAAGATGGTGCTATTAAATATGCTAAGCAATTATACGAGGAAAAAGATCCATATATTGATGATAATTCAAATTTACCATTTTAAAATATTATCCCGATAAGGAATAAATTAGTCGTATAATACATTAGTTAAATTGATAAAGTCCAAAAGGACAGGAGAAAATAAAATGATAAACTACTTAACTAAAAAAGAATACACAGGTCAAAATATAGAGATATTAATGGCTAGTGGATATGAAGAAGGAGATTCATTCCTTACTTTTAAACAAGCACTTAAATTAGATGGAGTTAGTGGAAAAACTTTAAAAGGTTTAAAAAAATGTGCAACTTTAATGTTTGTTAAAGAATATGAAGATAAAGAAACTGGAAAAATGGTAAAAAAACCAAAATATTTTTCAGTATTTGATGCTAAAAAAATATTAGCAAGAATTGAAAACAATAAGGCATCTTAATTGATGCCTTTTTTATATAAGGAAATAAAATGACAAAACAACTTACAAAAAATGAAAAAAACTACCTTTTGAATAATTTTACATATTATTCTTTTGGTCAAAAGCATTCAATTTTTATTATTGAAGGTGACAAAGTTTTAAGAAAAGATATGAAAGATAAGTTTTCTATACACGATGTATCAGAAAAAGAACTTAGTTTTATATTATCTTTAATGACAAATCAAAATAATTAAGGAGGTAACATAATGAAAAAATTAGATGTAATATTAATAGACCCATATGACCAAAGTATTAGCAAAGTTGATATTGATGGTAGCTTAAAATCTATATACGAAGTTCTACAATGTAGAATTATAGATATTATGAATCTTGGCGAAAACATTGATTTAATAATGGATGATGAAGGTCGCCTAAATAGTCAAAATAGATGGTTTGCATGGGGTGGAAATTCTTTTGCAGGTAGATGTCTTGTAGCAAGTCATAATGATGATGGTGATACTGTTTCATGTCCTTTACAAATATTACAAATTAAAAATTTAGAATTTTTAGAAGAAGGATATTCAGAAGAACCACAAATGGAATTTATAAAACTATGAGAGTTAAGATAAAAAATACAACTATATTTGGAACTTTTATTGGTTATGACAAAAAAGGTAAAGCAATAATAGTTGATGAAGAAACAAATAAATTAAAAAAATATAACAAATCACAAATAATAAAAACTTTTGAAAAAGGAGAATAAAATGACAAAAAAAAATATAGATGAAATTAATGCTAAAGGTCTCATTGATTTAGCATTAATATTTGCAAGAAATAATGGTAATGAATTTTTTAAAACTGATTTACTTAAACAAACAACATATACGCATAAAGATATTGAAACTCTTACTAACAATTATGTGTTAAACAATCTAATAAGTTTGGAGGATAAATAATGAAATATGAAGTATGGGTTTATTTAGAATCAGAGGGTTTTTGGTGGAAGCACATGACTACACCAAACAAACAACAAGCAGAAACAAAAAAACAAAAACTTATTACACAAGGGCATAAAGTAAAACAAAGTATAAATTACCTAGGAGTTGATAATGTTTAGCACTAAAGAAGAAATACAAGAATTGCATGATACATTAGGTGAACTAGATTTATGGGAGTATAAGACCTCTAAGAGTAAATTAATTGATCTAATAGTAAGGTATGAATTATATAATATAAGCTTAGGACAGACTCCTGAGGTGGTTTTAGAGTCATATATACAACATTTAGAGCAACAAGAAGAAAATAATTATAGACAAGGATTAATTTAATGAAAAAGTTTTTTAAAAAATTAGATAAAACAATAGATAAACTTTATAGACCTTTTGCAAATTGGTTAATTAGTTTAAATAAAAAAGAAGATATTGATTGGTTAAACATGCATAACAATATGATAGAGGAAAATAAAAATGAAAGACTTTGAAAAATTACTTAAAGATAAACTTGAAAAAGATGGTATTAATAAAGAATGGATGGAAAAACATTTAATTATTGATACTATAACTAAAGAAGATATTGAAGAATTTAAAAAGGGGGATAAAGATGAATGAATTTAATTATGATGATGATGCACCTTATAGTGTAAATTTTAATAGATGGTATCATGCTAATACTATTGAAAGAGAAATGTTTAAAGAAGAAAAAATGCCTTTTGACGAAGCTGAACTTATGTTTAAAAAGATGTGGGGATACAAACAACTAGAATCAAAGGTTTTTATTAATTAGGAAAAATAATGTTAAAATTTTTAAGTGGAGCAGATATAGAATTTTTAAAAAGATCAATAAGGTTTTTTGATAAGAATAAAGAATTAAGTCATCGTGATAAAAATAGAGTAGATTTTTTATTAAGTAATTTAAGCAAAGATGAAACTATAGAAATATTTACTGATATTGTGATGAATTATGAAAAAACAAAAAATCCTTTAAATGATGGTGATATACACTAATTGGACTTTTCAGAACTATATTTAATATTCAAACCACATAAAGTACATAAACGATTCTTTTCATCTAAACCTTTTTCTGTAAGTTTATAATTTTGACCTTCTACTTTTATAAAACCTTCACCAATTAAAGCAGTTAGATTTTCACTAGGTATATCATCTCCAAACATTATTGCTAATATTCCACCTAGTCTTTTTGTTTGTGTTTTACTTAGAGCCATTTTTATTTTCAGTATCTACTATTTTTTTAAGATCATTGATATTAATTTTCTTCTTACCAAATATCTTTTCCCAGTTAGTTAAATAAGCCTTATCATTACCTTTTTTTCTACGAGAGCCTTTACCCCCATGCCATTGATCAGACATTACTCCAATCTAATCCTGCAAATAATAATGCTTCTGCTTCCCTTCTTCTTATTAATCCTTGTAAGACTTTACCACCTGCTTTATTCCATCTTTTAATTTGTGCAGGTACATCTTCATATGCACCTTTGTTTAAAACTTTAAGCATAGTGGATGCATTCAGATTTGCACCACCTAAATTAAATGTCCATGAAACTAATGAATCAAATTGATGCTGATGTAGTGGAACTGTAACAGCTTTTTTTACTGCATCTTCATAAACTTCTAAATCAGTTAATAATATAGAGTCTGCTTCTTCTTGTGTAATCTCTTGGTGTTCTTCTACAAATTTTGTATGTCCATATCCTATAGTCCAAACATCTGCAGCACATTTGTATGATTTTAGTTCACATCCTTCAAACTTCTTTATAAGTGCTATTCCTTCTTGTGATATTTTCATATTATTCTCCCCATGTTCCGTCTTTTCTAACTTTGGCTGTTTTTTTACCACCAAAGTATATAACTGCGTGTCCTTCTTGCACGAGGGTTTGGCAAATATCTTTTTTACCTTCTGTAAAAGGTGTTGCGAGAATCCGTCCATATTTTCCTTTACCATGTGATTGAATTACTAATTTTTCAGCACATAGTTCTTTAAGTCTTTCTTTGGCTTTAAGTCCTAGTGCTTTTTCTTCTAAATTTCTTGTTCGTGATTCAGGGGTATCAATACCTGCTAATCTGCATCTTTGTTTGTGTAGCTTTACGTCAAAGCCTAAATCTAAAGTCACATCTATGGTGTCTCCATCTATTACCCTCTCTAGTATAGCGTTGTATACAAATGGTGTGACTAATTCAGACATAGCTTATTGCTTAGCCTTCCCAATATTGATTGCGGCTATTTCAAGTATCTTATATAACTTGCCAATCAATTTATCATCCTTTGGTGTTGGAGTAAGTGAGCAAATAATACTTGCACCACAAACAACACCAGTGATAATTCCTAGCCATTCTCCTATCATTCCTAACATATTAATCTCCTATATAATGAATGAATCTAAATAGTAGCAAATTATTTGCTTTCTGACACCTTTTCTTTAGGCTCATCTTTTTTGTCATATTCTCTATAGAATTCAATAATGTGTAATGTTTCTTTAATATAGCGTTTGATCTCTGCCATATTCATAGATAGGTTTTCATAATCTTTAGAGGTTAAAGAATAATATGCTGTTTCAGGTGCAGAGCCTGTTTCTAAATCTGAAAGGTACTCTTCCATTATACGAGGGGTTAAAATTTCCCAGTCAATGTCCGCCATATTAAGTTCTATTGGGAGTGGCGGGTGATACATAGGGGATGGCTCTGCAACTGTTATTACTTCCACAGGCTTAGTTTGTGTTGGTATCATAGAACACGCTGTGAAGTAGAAAAGGGTAAAACTAACTATTAGTAGATTTTTCATTATCAAATTGATTAGGATTAGTTAAATCTATAAGGTCTTGTTTGACCTGTTTAGTTCCTTTATTGACTATTTTTTCTATTAGCTTTGGTTTGGCTAAAGCTAGGTTATCAAGATCATGTTTTGCAAAAGTGTTTTTTAGTTTATTTACTTCTCTTTGTGCTTCTTGGTTCTTTGCAGTTAAAACATTAACTTGTTCTTGTGTTTGTTTTTGTTTAACTATATGTTGCTTTATAGAATCGTTTTGTTCTTTGATAGAGCTTTCTAAGGCTATTTGATTGCCTTTTAAAACTGATATTTGATCTTGGAGTCTATCAATATACCAAATACTACTTGATGCTGTTGCTATTAACAGTCCACCAAGTATTAATGATAGTTTTAATGCCATATTGGGATTCTATATGTTTATTACGATTTGTACAAATTTCTTAATTCGTTATTTATAAGTGGAGCATATATAACTACAGGTTCATCCTTGCCTTTAACTTTTATTTCATCAATACGCTTACAAGGTAATTTAATTAAATTATGAGTGTACTCAGATATAAGTATTGGAGTGTCATAAGTTCTTGTTTGAACTTCTAATCTTGCTCCTAAATTTACTGCATCTCCAACTACTGAATAATCAAATCTAAGCTCAGAACCCATATTACCAACTATACAAGTTCCTGTATTAAGCCCAGTTCCTATTACAACAGGTGGTAAGTCCAACCCATCCTTTTTAAGTTGTGCATTAAGTTCTTCTGTTAGTAGTTCTATTTCTATAGCTGTTTTAACACCCATTTCTGCATGATTTTTGCAGGGTAAAGGTGCGTTCCAAAAAGCCATAATACAATCACCCATATATTTATCTATAGTTCCACCATTTTCAAGAATTACCTTAGTCATACGATCTAAAAACAAATTAATCAGTTCTACTAAGCCTTCAGGGTCATCATTTTTCATATAGGCTTCTGATATAGGCGTAAAACCTACAATATCTGCAAACATAAAGGTCATTTCACGTCTTTCACCACCTAGTTTCATCAATGATGGGTCTTTTATTAGCATATTTACCATATCAGGTGATAAGTAAGTACCAAATTGACCTTTTATCTGTTCTCTAAGCTTCCACTGTTCTCTAAAACGCAAATATAAAGCAATAGCTCCTGCAATGAATTGTGAGACTAAAGTCCAAGTTACATCTAGTAA